GATGTTCCCGGCATTGGAAATCTGCAACGGGACGTTGCGGCTGTTACCCGTCGAGTCGATGTGTGCGATATCGGGCGGCGCGCCGGACTGAAAGATCGTGCGGGCCGTGCTGTTGGCCGCCCCGAGCTTGATTGCCGCATCGAACGCGGCGGTAATCTGCGAGGGCGTGGCCTTGCTGTCCAGCGCGGCCTGCAGGTTGTTCACGTCGCCGATCGCATGCGAATGCGCCGAGGGCGCGAAGGTGACCGGCTTGCCGCTGACTTCGGTCCACGCCGGCCAGCGCGTCGCCGTCACCGGGATATTGTCGAGCGTCGTCCAGTCGGTGCGATGCGGCGAGGCCGGGAAGGTCACCGGTACGCCGGTCAAATTGTCCCAGCTGCGGTAATACGCGCCGTGCTGGCCGTCGAGCAGATCGGCATCGAGACCGTTGCCGGCGCCCTCGTCCTTCAGCGCGGCACCTTTCAGGGCCAGCGCGGTGCGGAAGGCGGCCGCGGTCGCGAGCGCCAGCAGGGTCTTGCCGAAGTCGGTTGGTGCATTCGTGCCGAGGCGCGTGTCGAGGGTGCTTTTCAGGCTGCGCGGCGTGATGGCGCGCTGTGCATCGCGACCGCTGCCGGCTTCCTCGTCGGTCGCCAGCTCCACCACGCCGAGGCGTTCGGTGGTCGCGGCCGGGTTGCTGAAATTCGTATCGCCGAAGGTGAGCGCGCTCGCCGCCATGTCTGCGAACTGCACATCCAGTGCGAGTTGCAGCATGGCCTGCGCGGACTTCTCCACGATCACGTCCGCCTGCCCGTAGGACGCCAGCAAGGTGCCGTCCTCCAGGTAGAAGCCGAAGCCGCGCACGCTATAGACGTCGCTGCCGTCATCGCGAATGGTGACGTGCAGCGTATCGGCGGCGGTCGCGCCACCGGCAATGGACGCCAGTCGCTTGATTTCGGCAGGAAGCGGCTGGCCCGGCGCGAAGGCGGTCGCGGTGACACCGGCCGAGGCGACGCGGACTGCATTCGTGCCATCGCCGGCAAGATTGCGCAGGGCCGCACGACCGGCCGGGGTGAGGACGAGTCGCAGGGCCATCTAGGCCACCTCCGCGAACTGCAGGCGGGCGTAGGCGAGCGGACGCGCGACGGCGATCACGCCGCACGCGCCGATGGCCTGGAACCCCTGGGTGAAGGTGAAGTGCGCGCGGGCCGGCTTGGTGCGGCGAATCTCGGCGATCACATCATCGACGTATTGCGCGGACGCTTCCGTGCCATCGTGGCCGGACAGGGTCAGCACCAGCTCGAAGGTGCCGGGCGGTCCCTTGGGCTCGGTCTGCCACCATTCGCGCACGGTGACCAGGCCACCGAACGCGGCGACCACGTCGCGCACGGCCTGCGCCGTCCCCTTGCGTCGCGCGATATCGATCGCCTGCCGCACGCGGGCGCGCTTGACCGACTCGGGCCAGTAGGATTTCCAGCTATCGACGGCCAAGGCCCAGGCGAGCCATGGCAGCAGCGGCAGCGGAATCGTGTCCGGGTTCCACAGCGTGCCGATCGGTGTCGGTATATCCAGCATCTCAGCGATCAGCTGGGCGAGTGCGCGTTCCAGCGACGTGGCGTTCGGCGGCAGGAGGTTAGGCATGGATGCCGCCGTAGTGCAGGACGACGCTCGCGCAGTACGGTGCCTGCGTGTCATCGATGGCGATATCCGCTGCGGGCGAGGTCAGTTCGACTCGCTGGATGCCGGCGACGTGCAAGGCGGCATAGATGCCGGACAACGTGATATCGCGGCCCATGCGGCGGCAGTCGCTGCGGTAGCGATCGGCATTGGCCTGCGCCGCGGCCATCGCAATGTCGGGATCGGGGCCGGCGAATGACCACAGCGTGGCCTCGATCGTGAATGGCACGATGGTCGCCGACTGCACGCGCACGTAATCGGTCAGTGGACGGACGCGGTCCGCGTTAAGCGTTCGCGCCACGGTGTCGAGTAGTTCGGACGAAGCGGTGCCATCGCCGCGCCAGGACAGCACCGACACCACCACTTCGCACGGCGCCGGGCTGGTCACGCCCACATCGAGCACATCGCCCGAGGCGCTGCGCGCATGGAAGCGATAGGCATCATCGGGACCGGCCACCGAAAAGCCGGCCGGCGCCAGCGTGAAGCGCTCGCGCAGATCGTCGTCGGCTTCCTCCACCGCATCGATACCGAGCGCAGGCTGTGCCGGCGTCAGGGTCAGTCGTTTGACGCCGAGGAAGGCGACCAGGTTGTCGAGGTCCGACTTGGCGGCGGTGGCGATAAAGCAGGCGCGGGCATCGTCGTTCTTGCGCTGACGTTCGACCATGACGACATAGGCCAGCGTTTCCAGCAGCTTTTGCAGCGGGTCGGATTCAACCTCGGCGTCGTAGGCGGGCCACAGGGTCTTGAGGCGAGCCTTGGCGTTGGCGAGCAGCGTCTCGACGTCGAGGGTTTCGACCACATCGGGCGGCGGCAGCTTGCTGAGCTGGATCGCATCCGTCATGCGGTGCGGCCCGATAGGTCGAGCGGTACACGCAACGCGAGCGCGGTGCCGGTCGCAGCGATCGCGCCGGTAAGGTCTAGTTGCCAGCGGCCACGCTTGGCATCCAAGGCAATCAGCGCGACGCGCTGCAGGGTGATGCGCGGCTCCCAGCGCAGCAGCGCAGTGGCGGTCGCGGCGATGAGCTGGACGCGCGTGGTGGCGTGCGCCGGTGCATCGATCAGGTCCGGCAGCTGGCTGCCGTAGTCGCGCCGGCCGAGCCGGGAACCCAGCGGCGTGGTCAGCAAGTCAGCAATCGATTGCGCGAGATGCGCCGTGCCGTCGATGACCTTGCCGGTGGCGCGATCCATGCCGATCACGGCAGCGGCTTCCCGCTGATGCCGCTACCGGGCTGCACCTTGGCGTGCGAGTGATTCGTGAGGCTGATCGTGCCGGCCCTCACATCGCCGTCGCTGGTTACATCGCCCGAGGCATGCGCTGTGCCATCAATGGCGAGGTCGCCGGTGATGCGCACGTTGCCGTCGATCGACACGCCGGCCGGTGCGGTCAGGACAACCGTGCCGCCCGAGGGCAGCGAGACGGTCAGCGCATGGCGATCCGGGTCGTAACTCAGGCGCGCGCCATCGGCGAAGGCGAGCATGGTGTTGCTGCGGGTCGCGCCGTCCGGCGGCGGCGCATGGTCGGCATGGAGCGCCGGCAGCACGAAGCCGGCGGCGAGGTCGCCGTGCGGAGAGAACACCACGACCTGTTCGCCTACGCTCGGCGGCGACCACCACGACACGGTACCGGCGCGAGCGGTGCACCACGGCAGCGGCTGCGTCAGCAGCGAGCCAATCGCGACGCGGACACGCGGCGGATCGACTTGGACGGCGGCGACGGTGCCGTAACGAATGAGGTTGGAAAGGATGCGCGGGACGTCATCGGACATGCGCGCCATGCTGCGCAGGGATGTGATCCTGCGCAGCTGAGGCGTGTTCTGCCGGTGTCGTTATAGAACCGCGGCTCGAAAAGCCGAGAGGAAGGGCTTACGGATTTTGTGGCAATTGAGGCACAAAGTGATTACCGCATTCCCCCTTGGACTCGCACGCATCCGCCGATAGGACCGTCGCGCTTGAGGCCTGAGCATGGTTGCCGCATTCCCCCTTGGAGTCGCAGGAATCGAGGGTCGATAGCTGTGATGGCGCAGTAGCGGCGGTGACCACTTGCCATAGGAAACCACCGGCCTGCGGCGTCATCAGGAGGGACAGTCGGCCATTCCGATAGACCACTTGGCTGCCAGCCGCATTCGCCTGACTTTGTGCTGCCTTCAATGTAGAAACACGTTGGCTATCGACGCCCATCGGCAAGACCAGAACCTGATCGCCGGCGGTCGCGAACGCGGCATGCACCGTGCCGGCGGCGTCGTTGACTTGCACGTAATCAACGTTATCGCGGCGGTACACATAGACATGCCAGGGCGCGCTTGCGCTGACGTCCTGCGCATGCGGCCAGCTCTGACCGAGGTCAGTCGCGGGAGCCGCCGCCGTGGCAGACAAGGCGACAAAACATAGGCCCATCAGGGCGGCCAAGCGGTATTGGGTGATGCATTTGATATAGAACATGGGGAACCCCTTCGTCATCGATCAATACGGGGCCGATGTTCTCTCGACGTCATGCAGCAGCAGCGATAGCCGGGTGCCGTCTGCGGTGGGCCGTGAACGCGCGGCGCCGCGGTAAATACGGGTCCGGCTGCGGATATCCTCCACTCCGCGGCCGTTGGCGCCCAGGCGTTCGCGGAACTGCTGACACTCCGCATGCGATGGCATCGGCCCCTCGCGGTTGCGGGCATGAGAACCATCCATTTGCAGCACTGCCCAATGCCTGCTGCCCGTCGTGCCGGTGCGGATGCGCACCGTTACATGCGTCAGAAAAGCCTGTTCAAAGATGTAATTCGCTGCCTCGCAGGCCAGACGATACAGGGCCAGCTGCGCGCTGGGCGACAGGTCCGTCAGGGGTATGCCCCGGAGTTCGCAGATATAGGGCACCGTCTCACGGCTGAAGGCTTGCGCGATCGTGCCGTGCTGCAGGACGAAGGCCAGGCCATTCCTCGCCAATCCACGCGGATGGATGCCATCGGCCAATTGGAAGATTTCGTGCTGTGTCGCCACCGCTTGCTTCTGGAAGCCGCGTTCCTCGCCCATGGGTAGCAAGCGATTCAGGCGCGTGATCAGGCGGTCGTGGGCGTAACGGACTGAGTCACCGATATCCTCGACGCGATCCGCCACTTCCTGCAGACGCAGCTCGCTGAGGTAAAAACCTTCCTGCGCGACCTGCAGGGCCAGACGGCCTTCCAGCCGTTCCTTTTCCTCGCGGGTGTGCAGACTGGTGATACGTGCACCCAGCATCATCAGCATGCTGATCGTGAACGCCATGAAGACTTCGGCTTGCATCGTCACGGGGTCATGCGGAGCGGGCAACACGATCGCAATCGCGATGCTGGCCAGCGCGCCACCGATCGCCGCGCCGCGCCAGCCATGCCGCATCGCCAGGGCCGCGACAGGAAGGAACATGGCGAAACGGGCAGCTTGACCGAGTTCACCTTTGACAAACGCCGCGATCCACATCAGCAGAAGCAAGCTAGGCAGTAGGAGAGCCACGCTATCCATGACGAGACGGCTGGCCGAGAGGCGCGCCCACCATGTTGGGCGGGGGAATGCGTGAACCGCCTGCCACACCATCAAGGCGATCGGGACAATGGTCAGAGCGCCCAGGTACTGACCGATGAAATAGCGAGGCAACCATTCCAGGCCAATCGGTTTCTGGCCGGGAGCGTCCGGGGTGACCCACACGAGGAAGAAATTGAAGCTCGCCAGCACGAGCGACACCAGAAAAGTGCACAGCATGAATCCGCCCATGCGGATCTGTTGCTGAGGGCCGAGCACCGCAAGACGCTGACGAGCCCACCGCACGATCGGCATGGCGATCACGCTCGGCGGAAAGAGACTGACGAACGCATAG